AGTATATTGTTAGTTGGTACTATTAACGTAAAAAAAATTAATACGAAGATATATGATATTATTAACGTTTAATACATATTTATATATAAATTAATCATTAGGAATAGAATTTGAAAACATCTAACGAAATAAGAAAAAATTGGAATTTAATTTTAGAGAACTTCCGTAACACAGGTACAATCAATGAATTAGATTTCAAAGACAAAGAAGCTTACAATACCTATACCGATAAACATGACATTAATCCTGATACGGAAGTTACTGTAGATGGTAAGAAGATGAAAGCTGGTGATGTTAATAAGCAAGAAGATGATCCTGCAGAAGATGATCCTGCAGAGAAGGGTCCTAGTAAACTTTCAGGTGATGATTTTGCTTCTGCTGCAGAGAAAAAACCAGAAAAACAATGGAAAAGAAAAAGAGGTGAATTTACACCTCGTCATCCAGAAGGTGAACTTCCTATAAAAGATAAAATTAATGCCGTTGCAGCACTTTGGAAAAAGTATAAAGAATCTGATAGAAATGATACAGATACTCGAGGAGAAATCAAAGACCAAGTGAGTAAGTATACGGCATATGATAGTGCTGATGGAGGTGGTAGTTATGTATTTGATATTTTAGATGATGCTAGATCAGAAAAAGATGTTGCTAAAATTATAAAAAAGAAAGAAAAGTGGATAGACAAGCAAAGAGTTGGTAGTGCTCCAAGTGAAACAGGTCATAATATTAATACGTCTAAAGCTACTACAAATCAACAAAATTTAATAAATTACGAACTCGATGTTTCAGAGTTTGGGAATGACGAAGAAGCACAAGAGGTAGCAGATCAATTAATGAACCTTAAAACATCTGGTGATGTATATACATATTATAAAGATCAAAGAGACTTTTCTGAGGATGATGCTGTAAATGCTGCATCAACTTTTGCAGGAAAGCCCTTTAAAGGTGGTGAAATGGCTGGTGCAGTAGATGATAATCCGGAAGATTTTTACGAGGTACCTAAATCTACAAAAGAATCTAAATTTAGTAACGATCTTGCAAAGCTAATAAACGAAATTGATAAGGATATATATTAAACGAAATTGATAAGTCTGTTAAATAAAATTATTTGAACAAAAATCTTATTATCCTAATACTTTTTTCTGTATTAGCACAATCCTTAACATGGATACAGACAAATGGTCAACTTATCTGGCCATGGATTAAAAAAAACGAATATATTGTACTTTTAGGAAGCTATCCAATTGGGTGGTTATTTTGGAAATGTACTGAGTACGGGTACCCTGCATTTGACGGTCAATTATGGCCCGTTAGATTCATTATACAGGTAGTAGGAATTATAACATTTATAATCTTTACAACATGGCTTTTAAAAGAACCTTTTACAGCAAAAATTGCGGTTCAACTAATATTATGCATTGCAATAATTGGTGTACAATTTTTATGGAAGTAAAGTTGTTTAAATGAAAAAGAGTTCTTATATTAAGTATAAATTCAGTTACAGTTGATATTTATATATGGTATCAATTAGAAATTGAAAAGTTTTATTATTAATTAACAATTAAAAAAGGAAGTTATTATGGCAATCGACATAGACGCAATCCGCAAGAAGTTAAATTCACTTCAAAACAAGACAGGACAACAAAACAATCTTTGGAAACCAGAACCTGGTAAACAACAAGTGAGAATTGTCCCTTATCAACACAATAAAGATAATCCATTTATTGAATTATTTTTCCATTACGGGCTTAACGGAAAGACTCATCTTTCTCCAATCTCTCACGGAAAATTAGATCCAATTGTAGAGTTTTCCGAAAAACTTAAAGCAACTGGTAATTCTGATGACTGGAAATTATCTAAAAAGTTGGAACCAAAAATGAGAACCTATGTTCCTGTTGTCGTTAGAGGACAAGAATCAGAAGGTGTTAAATTTTGGGGATTTGGTAAAAGCGTATATCAAGAATTACTTGGTTTTATCGCAGATCCTGATTACGGTGACATTACTGATCCTGTCAATGGTAGAGATATCACAGTAGAGTTTAAAACTGCCGAAGAAACCGGTAAGAATTATCCCTCTACAACTATTAGGGTAAAACCTAATCAAACTCCAGTTAGCGAAGATAAAGCTATTATTGAGTTAATTACTAATCAAAAGGATATTAACGATATCTTCAGGGAACCATCCTATGAAGACTTAACTAGTGCTCTACAAGAGTGGTTAAATCCAGATGATAGTGAAGGTACTGAAGGCACTGAAAGTAAGTCAACAACGTCTGAAACTACAACAGACAATAAAGTTGATGATGTTTCACAGGCATTTGAAGAACTCTTCAATAAGTAAAGATATGGGCGCAAGCCCATATTTTATTTTTTAATTTATATTAACTACAATAATCGTATGGCTAAAAGTAAACAAAAAAAATCTCAAGTACATGATGAATTAGCTGGTATTTTGGCTGAGGGCTTAAATAAAAAATTTAAAAATTCGGCTAACAAAGTAGCGTTCTTTTTAAACGGACAAGGAGATTCACCTAGCGAAATAAAAGGGTATATTGGTACTGGAAGTTCAATGCTGGATATTGCAATCGCAAATAAATCAGGAGGGGGATTTCCAGTGGGTAGAATTTCAGAAATAACTGGTTTAGAAGCTTCAGGTAAATCCTTATTAGCAGCACATGCTTTAGGTAACACACAAAAACAGGGAGGTCTAGGTGTATATATTGACACAGAAAATGCTGTAAGCAGAGAATTCTTAGAAGCAATAGGTGTTGATCTAGAAAAAATGTTATATGTCCCGTTAGAAACAGTAGAGGATATATTTGAGGCTATTGAAAGTATAGTACTTAAAGTAAGAGAAAGTAACAGGGACAGACTTGTTACTATTGTTGTTGATTCTATTATGGGAGCTTCAACAAAAATTGAGATGGCAGCTGAATTTGAAAAAGACGGGTACGCTACTCAAAAAGCTATTATATTATCTAAAGCAATGAGAAAGATTACTAATATGATTGGCAGGGAAAAGATCTGTCTTATATTTACTAATCAACTAAGAACACGATTAGGTGTAATGTTCGGGGATCCCTGGACAACTAGTGGTGGTAAAGCCATTGCATTTCATTCATCAGTCAGGTTGAGATTAAAATCAATCGGTCAGATTAAAGTTAAGAAGAATGGTAAAGATCAGGTAGTAGGTATTAAAACTAGATGTCAGGTAATTAAAAACCGACTAGGACCACCATTGAAGACTATAGATTATGATATCTACTTTGACAGTGGTATCGATGATTTTGGAGGGTGGTTAAATCTATTAAAAGACAATAAACTTGTAACCGTCGCAGGAGCGTGGTACACGTACGTTAATACTGAAACTAAAGAAGAGGTTAAATTTCAATCTAAGGAGTTTGAAGATAAAATAATTGGTAATCCTGTTTTAAAAGAACAAATTTACAATAGAATATGTGAAGCTGTTATCCTTAAGTACAAGCCGGGAGAAGACGGAGGAATTGATGATATTATTATAGATGATAAAGTTATAAATTCCGAAGGATAATGTTAAAGAAATATGCAGACTTACTAAAAGAAGTACAAGAAAACACCACCGATTCACAACAACCTGACGACAAGGTTTTAATTATTGATGGATTGAATAACTTTATTAGAGTTTTCAGTGCTATATCAACAATGAATGACGATGGAGAGCATATTGGAGGATTGGTTGGATTTTTAAAATCAATAGCAGCTGCAATTCGTCAACATAATCCAACTAGATGTATTATTGTATTTGACGGACATGGTGGTTCTAATAGACGTAGGAAACTATTTAAAGGTTATAAGAGTGGGCGATTTTCAAAAAGTAGATTAAATAGGAGTATTGAATATTCTAATGTACAAGATGAACAACAAAGTCTTAAAGCTCAGTTATATAAACTAATTGAATATTTAGATCAATTACCCATTCACACACTTTCAATTGACAATATAGAAGCTGATGATACTATCGCGTACATAGCAAAAAGCTTAATAACTAAAGAAGTTGTTATAATGTCTTCTGATAAGGATTTCTTACAACTAGTAGATCACAGAATTAATATATGGAGTCCAACAAAGAAAAAGCTTTACACACCTGAATTAATAAAGGAGGAATACGGTATATCATCAACTAACTTTATTTGGTACAGGGCACTGGATGGAGATAAATCAGATAATATACCAGGTATAGGTGGAGTAGGGCTCAAAACACTAAAAAAATACTTACCTATATTAACTGAAGATGAATTAGTAGATTACGATAAAATGGTTTCATATATAGATAAACAAGAAAAATCATATAAATTGTATGAATCAATAAAATCATCTGAAGATACTATTAATCTCAATTACAGGCTTATGCAATTACATGATGTTGATATTAGTGGTAGTATTAAGTCGAGAATTAAAGATATAGTTAGATCACCTATACCACAATTAAATGCATTTAACTTTAAAAGACTTTTTATTAGAGATAAACTATATTCTAATATATCTAATTTAGAATACTGGCTCAATCAAAGTTTTAGACCGTTAAGTAGATATTCTACAGTTAAATAGTTGTGATCGTACAACTTTTTTATTATATTTAAGAGAAAAATAAATGAGCAACGATTCTTTTCATAAGTTTGGATATACATTTCAAGTAAAAATTATAACATCATTAATTACAGATGTATCATTTCTACAGCAAATATCCGATATGCTAAATATTGATTATTTTGAATCAGATTCTAATAAATGGTTAGTAAATTGTATTATGGAGTATTTTGTAAAACATAAATCACAGCCTACGATGGAGGTGTTTAGGGCAGAGGTTGCAGATATTGATAACGATACGTTAAAGGCTGCAATTATTGAATCTCTCAAGGATGTGTACAGGTACATTGAATCAGCTGACCTGGATTTTGTAAAAGAAAAGACAATAGATTTCTGTAAAAATAAATGTATAAAAAATGCAATACTCGATTCAGTTCCTTTACTAGATCTAGGTAATTATGACGGTATTAAAACACTTATCGACAGCGCAATGAAGGCCGGTGCTGATAAAGAAATCGGTCATGAATATAACACACAGATACAGGAAAGATATACAGAGAGCGTTAGGAAAACAGTGCTTACACCATGGCCTGTCCTCAACGATTTAACTGATGGTGGGTTAGGAAGAGGAGAGCTAGGAGTATTTGTTGCACCTGCAGGAATTGGAAAGTCATGGGCATTAATCAACATTGGAGCTGATGCTATTAAAAACGGTAAAAATGTCATACACTACACGTTGGAGCTTAGTGAAGCATACGTTGGGCTAAGATATGACAGTGTAATGACTGGTATACCAGCTCAAAATCTAAAACATCATCAAGATGATGTAGAAAAAATTATAAATCAAGTACCTGGTAATCTGGTAATAAAATATTATCCAACAAAAGGTGCTAGAGTAAATACATTAAGGGTACATATTGAAAAAAGTATTGCACTAGGACAACCACCTGATATTATTATATTAGATTACGCTGATTTGTTACGTTCAGATCATAAAGGAGAAAAAAGACATGAACTAGAGACGATATATGAAGATATTCGTGGATTAGCAGGGGAATATAATATACCGTTATGGACAGCATCACAAGCTAACAGATCAAGTCTCGAAGAACAAGAAATAACTGCTATGAATGTAGCAGAAAGTTACGCTAAGGTTATGATTGCTGACTTTATAATTTCACTCTCTAGAAAAGTAGAAGATAAGATAGCAGGAACAGGAAGATGGCACGTTATTAAAAATAGGTTTGGACCAGATGGATTAACATTCCCGTCAGATATGAATACTAGTAATGGTCAGATTAAGATACACGAAAGAACAACAGTAGAAGGCCGTACTGCTTCAGAAAAGATGGAAAATCAATCTGAATATGCACGTCAAATATTATCTCAAAAATTTAAAGAATTATTATAAAATAATTTGAGATAACTATCGGTATTGATATGTACTAGCATAATTATATTCACAACAATAATTAAAACAGCTACATGCTACAGGTTTTATTTTTTACAATTTTCTTCTTAATTTAAATAAAGGTTATTAATATTATGAATATATCTAATCAAATACTCAGTGATATCACAGTCCATATGAAATACGCAAGATTTTTACCGGAAAATAATAGAAGAGAAACCTGGGATGAGATAGTAGATAGAAATAAAGATATGCACATTAAAAAATTTCCTAAATTAAAAAAAGAAATTAATCATGCATATAAATGGGTACATGACAGAAAAGTTTTACCTTCAATGAGATCAATGCAATTTGCAGGAAAGCCAATTGAAATCTCCCCCAACAGAATTTATAATTGTGCATTTGTTCCTGTAGACGACTGGAGATCATTTGCAGAAATTATGTTCCTACTATTAGGTGGAACTGGAATAGGATTTTCAGTACAAAAACATCACGTAGAAAAATTACCTGAAATCCAAAAACCGAGTACAAAACGTAAAAGAAGATTTTTAATTAATGATTCAATTGAGGGGTGGGCAGATGCTGTTAAGGTGTTAGTTAAGTCGTATTTTTGTGGAGGATCAAATATAATATTTGATTTTAGTGATATTAGACCGAAAGGTGCACGTTTAATTACATCTGGTGGTAAAGCACCGGGACCACAACCATTAAAAGAATGTTTAATTAAGGTCAGAGGTATTTTAGATCATAAAGAAAATGGAGATTCACTAGAACCAATCGAAGTTCATGATATTGTTTGTCATATTGCAGACGCAGTACTAGCTGGTGGTATTAGAAGAGCAGCTTTAATTTCACTTTTTTCTGCTGACGACGATGAAATGATTTCTTGTAAAGCTGGTGACTGGTGGGAAACTAACCCACAGAGAGGAAGAGCTAATAATTCAGCTGCACTTTGTCGAAGCAAGGTACAGAAAGATTTCTTTTTAGATTTGTGGAAAAGGATCGAATTAAGTGGTGCAGGGGAACCTGGTATTTATTTTACAAATGATAAAGAATGGGGAACTAATCCATGTTGTGAAATAGCATTACGACCTTATCAATTCTGTAATTTATGTGAAGTAAATGTTTCAAATATTGAATCTCAGGAAGATCTTAATGAACGTGTAAAGGCTGCAGCATTTATAGGTACACTTCAAGCAGCATACACTGATTTCCATTACCTACGAGCGGTGTGGCAAAGAAATACAGAAAAGGACGCATTAATAGGCGTAAGCATGACTGGAATCGGTAGTGGTAGAGTTTTAGGATATGATATGAAAGAAGCGGCTAGTATTGTAAAGGAAGAAAATGCAAAAATAGCAGAAATAATAGGTATAAAAGCCGCGGCAAGAACCACAACAGTAAAACCAGCTGGGACAACCTCACTTGTATTAGGTACATCGTCTGGTATCCATGCATGGCACAGTGATTATTATATAAGACGTATACGTGTTGGAAAAAATGAATCTATATACACCTATCTTTCAATTAATCATCCAGAACTATTACAAGATGAATATTTTAGACCTCATGATACCGCTGTAATTGAGATACCACAAAAGTCACCTTCCGGATCAATATTAAGAACTGAATCTGTATTTAATTTATTAGATAGAGTAAAGAAAATATCTAAGGAATGGATTAAATCAGGGAATAGAAAAGGTATGAACTCACATAATGTATCAGCTACAGTTTCAATAAAAGAAGACGAATGGGATCTTGTTGGTGAGTGGATGTGGCATAACAGAAAATTTTATAATGGACTATCTGTGTTACCTTACGATGGTGGTAGTTACATACAGGCTCCGTTTGAGGATTGCAGTGAAACTACATATAATAAAATGATGGGATCACTACAATCCATAGATTTATCAAAGGTTGTTGAAATGACTGATGAGACAGATCTTAAAGGAGAACTAGCTTGCGCAGGAGGTAACTGCGAAGTAAAATAATTCAATATTTATATTTTTAAAAAAACAAAAAGGTTATATGAACATAAATTTATTATGTGTACTACTACTATTGTGTTTTAATGTACACGCACAATTATCTCAGTGTAATACCGGAGGTTGTTATAATTTAACATTACAAAATCCATCTAATACATTTTCAACAACATCTAATGGATGGGGTTTAGTTGGTAATTGTATGGTAGGTGGTAATTATGCACTATTCGATGTACAATGTGGATCAACCTATGAATGGACAACGTGCAGTGATTTCGGAGGAACTCAAGCCTGGAATTCAGAATTAACATTATTAGATATAAGTAATAATATTATCTGCTATCAAGATAATTCAAATAGAATATCCTGTTCAAGTTCTCCATACCTAGGATGGACTGCTACATTTACAGGTCAAGTAAAGGTACTGTTAACAAAAACAGGGTGTGATCCAGTACCTAGTGGCTGTAATCGCCTAGTATGGCGAATGTCGCAAGGAAGTGGTAACACAATAAATGCTCCTCCTGTTATCGCTCAACCAGATCCAACTAACCCTACCGCTGGTATATTATTAACTTGGTCATCAGTACAAGGAGCAACATCTTACGATATTATTGACTGTAGTAATAATAGTATTGTAGGTAATACACAGTCCATTCAGTATTCCGTCAGTGGTTTACAGAGTGGACTTTCTTATTCTTTTAAGGTTGGTGTAAATATTGGCAGTTGTGCTAGTGTAAATTCATCTTGTGCTACATCAACAACACAAGCAGCAGCAATGCCACCAGTAGCAAACTTCACTTCAAACATAACTTCAGTTATTGAGGGGAATGTCGTTAACTTCACAGACCTATCAACGAACTCACCAACAACAATTGGTTGGACACTCCAAGGAGGTGTACCACCAACATCAAATCTTAAAGATCCATCAATAAGTTATATCACTACAGGGCTTTATTCGGTATCACTAACCGTTGGTAATGCTTACGGTAGTGACACCAAAACAGAGGTACAATATATAAACGTATTACAACAAGGTAGTACATCACTTTATATTGGTGGTTTAATAATGTACGCTGATAATATAACACCTACTGGTAATATGAGAACGGCAACTGGTAACGTAAGGATTGGTTTAGTTGGATGTAACAGCTTCATTCACTTCTCTGATGACGTTTATATTGAGATGGGAACTAGCGAGATAACTTCAAACTGTCAGGTATTCTTTGTTGGTAACACAGGAGATACTACTAACTTAATAAACATGCCGTTTACATATAAGATTACGGGAGCCACACTGACTGATATGAATAACCCAATAAACGGTGTATTCAGATTGGCAAAACTTCCTGTACAGATAGACAACTTCGAATTCTTATGTGATGGTATATTGATTGAAGGTTATTTGTCATTACCTGCTGATGTATCTAGTTGGACATCAAATCCAGCATTTGGTTCAACATCAATGACAGCAACATTAAACGCTTTAAAGATAACACAAAGCAATGGTATTCAGTTCAACGCTAATATACACGTAACAAATGTAAAGGTGATGAACAAACTAAAACTAAACTATTTGGATATTGGTTTGAATACTATTGATGACATCTTCACTGGGTCAACAAAACTAACAACACCAATAATAGGAATCGGTGGTAGTGTAAGAATATCACAAGGTAAACTTGATCAGATTGGATTATCAGTAACTCCTTTAACACCAATACCTTTGGGAACAACGGGACTGGCAATATCAACAGGGTATGGTAGTATTCAATATCTGGCAACACCACCACCTATCGAAATGACATTGGGTTGTTATGTAGTACCAGCAACACCATATTCATTTGAGTCATTAGGTTATTTAGATCTATCATGTACGTATCAGTTGGGGACATATTTCGGTGCCAATGGTAAGATATCAATATTCGATCATTACCTTGCCAATGTTGGTTTCAAAGTATGGAGTTATAAATTTAATGTAAGTGGTTCAGTGGGGTTTAAAAATATCATATATGGTTACGGAACTTTTACGATACAGAAACCACCAACAAATCCTGTTGAGATGTACGGCACATTTGGTGCAGCACTTAAAATGCCACCACAATCAACGGTAGATTCATTACCAGCATATTTGAGATATCCCCTAACATATGCCTTTCCAACGGGACAAACAATAGCAAGCTGTGACAACTACGTCAATACCGATTATTTGGCAGGAGTTGCTGAGGTGAACGCTCAGACATTAGGATTCTCGATACCAAAGATATTCTATAAACTTAACTGGGTTGGTAGTGGAGTACACTTTACTTGGGGAATCAATTATCAAATCATGCCGATAGAAGCTCGTTATGAACTGGGAATAAATAGATCACAATTGAATGTGTCGGTATTTGAACTGTTTGCAAGCTCAAAAAGTATTCTCATTGAGAAGTACGGTTACGGAGATTGGAAGTTGAGGTTACCAAATGGTGACAGCATCACAACAGCGACTGGTAACATAACATCATTCACACAAGATGGTTATACCGTTATTCATATCGAAGATGGTGAGTTGGGAGAATATGAGTTCGTAACGCCAGACGATAGTACCACAGTTATCAGAGCAAACATGCCACCAAGTATTGAGATAAAATCATTTGATGGTAGTAAAGTCATATGGGAAGATTACGATATCGATGACGATGCAAATATAATGTTCGGTTTGGATAATGACATGAAAGATGTTGATGGTGTTTGGATTGCTGATAATATATCTGAAGATGATAAAGACACAATAATATTATCAACAGACGTGCCTACGGGAACTTACTATCTTTATGCTATTATTAAAGATGAGATAGGACAACAACATTATGATTACTACCCAACACCTATAACAATAGTCGCAGCAAATGCTCCATCAAAACCAACAGGGCTAACATATCAAACAACAGATACCACATTGACACTTAGCGTTGATGACGCAACTTCTGAGAGTTACGTATTATATTATAGTAATAAAGATGACATAAGTCATTCTAGTAAAAATATATTATTCGGCAGCGACAGTTCATTTGAATTCTCTAACTTCGAACCTGGTATGGACTATTGGTTTGGGATGACACAGATGGACACAAACTTTGTTGAGTCAGAGATGAGTGATGTGATATCATTTAACTGGGTGAGCACAACAAGAAATAATATACCAACGATCGATGTTGATGGTAATACTTTAATATTAGAACAGAATGGAATATACACTCACATGATAATATATAATGATGTCGATAATGACCCAATAACGTTTACAGTGATGGATGGTCCTGGTACATTTAACGGTGATGAGTATTTAATAGATACTGATACTGCCACTGGTGACTTCTTTGTGAAGTATTCTTATACCGATGGTAAGTATATTGATAGTTCACATTTCGTTATTAAAGTATTGAGTGATGATATGGCAAAGCCAAGAGTTGATGTTGATAAGACATACATCAAAGACGGTGAAGATTTATTGGTTAGGATATTTGATCCTTTTGCCAATGATGTTGAGTTCACAGTCGATGGGGATACATACACTGCGGAATATGAAGCCAATGGTTGGTGGAAGAAAAACTTAACTCCATTAGTTATAATAAACCAAGACATCGAAGTTACTTACCTTTCAGAAACAAAAATAGTTAAGGGGTATGCTTTAACGGTAAGCTTCGAAACAGAGAATGATGAGTATTGTTCGTTATATGAGATTGAGTTTGATAATTCTTCTTTTGGTGATAATGTAAGTTATCTTTGGGACTTTGGTGATGGTAACACATCTTATGAAAAAGAACCAAAACACACATATTATGTCGACGGATTTTACAATGAAATATATGACGTCAAATTAAAAATTAAAGATGATGAAGGAAATACTGTTACAAAAACAAAAGCATTAACTATTAAAGGATCAACTAGTTATGATTGTTTTAATTTACCATATCTCAATTTCTTTATTAAGGAAAACGGTACAATTGTATTTAGCAATGAATATGAAGGATTATTTTTAAAAGTGTATTCTTTAGATGGTAGATTAATTATTGATAAAACAATTAATACTAAAAATAAAGAATACAAATTAAAAAAAGGTAATATTACTAATGGATTATATTCAATAATAATTTCAAATGACAGTGAATTCAAAATGGATAAATTAATAATAAAGTAATAGATGCCCTCGGAAACGGAGGTGTTGTTGGCATTATCGCAATCGTTGTTCTGATTTCTCTTATAGGGAAAAAGTAACATAATTTGTAAATAGTAATAGAAGGTATAGGATATAAATCTCTGTACCTTTTTTTTTTGCTTTTTATTGAGGAATAGTTGGAAGTCTGTGGAATAGTTCGTATCTTTATTATATAAGAAGAAAGATAACAATTAACAATAATAAAAACAACAACATTATGAGTTACACAAATTTCGATAGACACGCTAACATGGAAACAGAAACCAGAAGAGCTATTTTAGATTTAATTACCACCGTTGGTCTTACCAGGTACCACATTCAGAAGACTGATACAGAAAGTAAATACTGGGAAGACTGTAAAGAACTAAGCAGCTTAGTGAATCACCTATATGGTTTATTCGATGGGTTTCTTTACGACGAACTGCTACTTGAGTTAGCTACATTCCTTAAATACAAAAAGGATGATACCAAGATCGTTACTAAGATTTATAACGAAGTGAGTAACTACCCAAAGGTAGATAAATACTACAATGCTGAAGGTTTAATTCAAAAAATGGTAAACGGAAAATAAAAACAACAATTATGAAAGTATTAGAATTTAGTATAAATAACAATGTAGATTTACAAGAAGCTGTTACTGAGTATCTTAATTTTTGGAAGCTTTACACTGAAGCTCAAGAAACGTTAAGACTAAAAAATACAGCTAATAATTTTGAGAAAGTATTAGGTTACAGGAAAGGCGGTCAACGGTGGATGAAAATCATTGAAGATATTACAGGTTTACAAGAGCATGAGTTTGGATTACTTTAAAAAAACTTAAGATAAAGTTGGAGCCCTGAAAAAAGGTTCGTATCTTTATTATATAAGAAGAAAGATAACAATTAAAAATTAAATAACTTAGTATAATGAAAAAAGGATTTAACAATATCGAAGAGGCGGTAATTGCAATTTGGGAAACCAATGCATTAACTGAGAAAAAAACAATATTACTTAAAATTATCAGTAGTGGGTTGTATAAGGTAACGAATACAAAAAAAATTCAATTTGCAAGAGCTGTTGAAGCTATGATATCTAATGATAAATTAGATCAGTTTGCTAGTAATATTATGATGCAAGATAGCAGGTTAACAGCAAGTCAAAAATGTTTATAAAATTAATTTGAAAAAAAACACTAAAATAGTTGGAAGTCTGCGGAATAGTTCGTATCTTTATTATATAAGAAGAAAGATAAAAATTAACAATTATGAAAAAATTTGATAGAGTAGAAGTTTTAAGTTATATAAGTGATTTGTATAAAGATGTTAATGGTGTTAGACCAAGATTTTATAATTTTAATGATTGGTCAGATGCTGAATTAGAAGCATTTGAAGCTCAATTAATTGCTCAATTAAAAGAAAATGAAGAATTAGAGCGCCTTCAGGAGGAAGCTGATGTTAAAAGTTTTGAAGATCAAGTTCAAAAAACAATTGATCTTGGAGCTGGTAATAGAAAAACAGCTCTTAGATGGTTATTCTCAAGTGAAGAATATGACCAAGGAGAATATGTTACAGATTGGGATGTTGAAGGTTTCCTTTACAGAAAAGGAATTGGTCATTCTGATCTAGGTCAAAAAGTTAAAAAAGAATTATTAGAAATTTACGCTTAAAATAAAAATAATGACAAATAGTGAATTAAGATTAAATCCTCCAACATTAAAGATTGAAGGTACTCCAAGAGAAATTAAAATTGATACAGTAGCAAGTATGTGTGATAATAAACATCGCTTCACAATTAAATTAAATGAAGAAGGTGATTATAAAATATCTAGACACGGTTATGCTTGGTCATGTTTTGGTATTAAAATGAGACAAGATGACGTAGAATGGCTCGCTGACGATGGTGAGTGGAATAAGGTATTTGAAGCATTTAATTCAGGATATCAACTAATTGAATCAGTTAAATATAGATAAAATAAAGGTTATGAAAGAAACACATACACATACAAATAGATACGGTGAAGTATTTACATTCGAACATGATGATGGTGGGAATATTCTTTGGGAAGGTAATTTCGAGTATATTCGAACATCTTTAAATGAAGATAAAGATGTTATAATGGTAGACCCAGCGGGAGGACCTTATTTATGTTCAGGTATGGAATCAGAATTAATCCACTCAGATATAGAAGGTAAAGAAATTGTAAAATTCGAGTACATAGAAACTGGGTTTAAAATAATACTTAAATAAAAAAGGTGAGGGCTAGATATAAAATAAACGATAAGGTTATCGTAAATATTCTAGGAGGTAATCAAGAAGGGATTATATACAAGGTAGATAGGATGGAGACTAAAATTATGTACACAGTATTAACAAAACGCGGAAGGAAATATCCATACACAGGTATAGATGGTTCGGAGAAATTTTTTAATATTGACTCTAAACTAACAAAAAAAATAAAAAACTAATAAAAGTTGTTTGTTTGATAATTTTTATCTATATTTATAATATTATTGACAAAATAGTCAATTTACGTTCTTTAACATAATGAGGTAATAAGAGGTGCACATCACCTGATGTCGAATATAAAAGGCAGGATCAGGTTATTTAAGCATGAGTTAAACGTTTAAAAACGGCCTCTGACAATATAGGAAGGCATTTTATTATCGACGGACGATAAAATGTTTTACGTGGCTGAATAATATCTGAACAGAAGGATATAAGGCACTCGATCAGGTCGATGGACCACAGGACTTCACCAAATGGTGACCTGAACTGGGTAACTCCGGGATTCGAGGTTTTCGTTACAAACAGAACTAACTAGATTCTGTAAGTGGTGTGTAGGTAAATAAATAAATCCTACCTAGTGACGGAATAACGCGTTGATTGTGGCGTAACGTATTTTTTCTTACTATAGTAGTTTAACACGATGCTATGGCTGCAAACCATAGTAAGGGTTAATCAAGGCATTGGTAGAAAAAAATCACCATCTCCAAAAGCAATTTAACGAAATGAGAGTAATCTATAATCTCTCCGTAGGTTCACTTCCTTTTTTATTTTTAATTTAGTAGCGCTCAATTGAGGTTACTAAGAGTTATTAGATTTTTAATTATTAATTTCAAAACAAAAGGTTTTATTATGAAACACTTACCAAACATTTTTAAACACAGAGACAGTTTTGTCAACTCATTTGACAAAATATTCGACCAAATGGTCCAAAAACAATATCCAACACTAACAAACGAATTAGGAGTTGATTTCTTTTCCAAAACATCTTATCCAAAAGTAGATATTATCGATTATAACGATAGTATAAAAATTGTATCAGAGATACCAGGGTTATCTAAAAAAGATATCACAATTGAAGTTAAAGACGGTACTTTAACGATTTCAGGTAAAAAAGCAACAAAAGGTGATTCCACTGATACAAAAGGGACATATATCTATAAAGAGTTAAAACATTCATCTTTTAATCGTTCTTTTACTTTAGGTGATAGTTTAAATACAGAAAAAGTACAAGCTAAATTTAAGGATGGAATTTTAAATGTAACAATCCCTAAGTTAGAACCGAAGGAAGAACAAATACAAGTAGTAGATATTGAGTAGTAATAATAAAGGGACATAGTCCCTTTTTCTTTAATTTTAGTTGGAAATTTAGCTAAAATTTATTATATTGGTTTAAAATTAAACATACATGAAAGTATCACATGAGTGCCCGTTATCACTTCTAGAGGAAAGTAGAAATTTTAACGATTATTGTTACGCTTTAGTACACCTATTTCCAGATCATCCACAATATTATAATTTCTTTGCTGAATCACTCCACCGTTACGGTAGGAAAGTCATTTTAGATAATAGTATATTTGAATTAGGTACAGCGTATGAACCCGAAGAGTTTGTAAAGTGGATATTAAGACTGAGACCAACAGAATATATTATACCTGATACATTAGAAGATTCAGCTAGTACTGTACGAAACGGTATAAGTTTTACACAAGCATATCCTGATCTGCCTGGAAAAAGCATCGGTGTAGTACAGGGTAAATCTTACGATGATATAGTTTGGTGTTACAGGAATTTAGATAAAGGAGTAGGTGTTGATAAAATAGCAATTAGTTTTGATTATTCGTACTATCAGAGCTTAGTACCTAGTGAAAATAAATACATAAGTTTTATGTTAGGTAGAATAACATTAATTAATATGCTACTAAGAGATAGGGTAATTAATTTAAATAAGCCACATCACTTGCTCGGAGCCGCGTTACCTCAAGAATTTACATATTATAAAGGTATGGATTTTATAGAGTCTGTAGATACTTCATCTCCAGTTGTACATGCAATTAAGGGCATTCGTTATAATGATTGGGGATTATTAAATAAAGAATCACAAAAATTAGTAGATCTATTTAATACTAAAGAGGATAGCATTAACAAAGAAACACTTTATTATAATCTAACTAAATTTAAGGAATTTGCTCAATAACGAAAATAGGCCTTGGATAGCTTTTTTTTCGCAAACAGGGACAGAGATAGTAAATATACATAAACAGTTAGGCGTTACACCTGATATGATTGTAACAAATAATAGACCATCTCATCTACGTACAGTAAATGAATATATTTACAGAAACTGGGGTGATAAATTTTATATGTTACCTAATAAACCTACAGTTAGTAATTATAAACAAATAATAACTAAATTACATAATCCGTTAATAACATTACACGGGTGGTTAAGAATTGTACCAAAAGCTATAGTTGAGCAGTATGAAATATATAATGGACACCCTGCATTAATTAACGAACATCCAGAATTAAAGGGAAAGGATAAACAAGAGGATATATTTTATCATAAAAATAAGTACCCGGTCGTAGGATCTGTAATACATCAAGTTACAGAAGGTGTTGATGAAGGGGATATTTTAATTAGTGTTAGTGCTCCTAACACAGCTAAAAATTTAGATGATGCATACAATATATTATATAAAACATCGTTTGAAACATGGAAAACTTTTTTTAATTCACAAAAAGGTTTGGGAAAGTGATAAATTTTTCTTATATTAAGATAAAATTAATAACGATATGGTAATAGCTTTTTCTGGGACACACTCTACAGGTAAAACAACATTATTAGATAATCTAAAACATAGTGAAGATTATAAATATGACTATACATTCATAGATGAAATAACCAGGAGAATGTCTAAGCGTGGATTAAAAATTAATGAAGATGGAGATGACGTTGTTCAGTTATTAATAATGAATGCACATTTAAAAAATGCATTAAATAAAAATGCAATTATGGATAGATGTGTATTAGATGGCGTTGTGTACACACATTGGCTGGTAAACGAAGGTAAAGTAAGTCAGTGGGTACTAGATTACGCTGTTAATGTATTTCAATTAGTTATAGTCAAATATGATTACGTATTTCATCTTGTACCTGAATTTGATATAGTAGAAGACGGGGTTAGAAGTACAGATATTAGATTTAGGGATGAAGTAGCAGATTTATTTAAGTTTTATATAAACCGATATAATGTACCAGTAGTTAATTTAACAGGTACAGTAGAAAATAGATTACAGCAATTTAAAAAAATAATATATGAAAGAAGTTAAATCAGTAATTGACATTGCAAGTAAGCATTTAGGCCAAACAGTAAGTAGCTATTCAGATAGGTATGATAAAAAACTATTAGTTCGTGTACCTAGATATCTTAATAGAGAAGCTTACGGAATTAATGAAGATGATCTTCCATTCACTGGATATGATGTGTGGAATGCCTATGAAGTATCTGCAGTTACAAATAACGGAAGACCGGTTTCAGGTGTACTAAAAATAGTTTACTCTGCAGATTCTGAATTTCATGTAGAATCAAAAAGTATAAAATTATACTTAAATTCATTTAATATGCACCCTTGTGGAGATACAGTTGAGGAATGTGCTACAGTTATTGAAAATACAGTAAAAAGAGATTTAGAAAAATTATTAAATACTGATGTACAGATCAAACTCTTTACGAAAAACGATTCTATAATTTGTTTTACTGATTATAAATCACTAGATACATTAATAGACTTAGACAGTATTAAGTTTGATACATATAAATCAGATTCTGAATTACTAACTGGTGAATATACAAAAGATCTAAATACTGTAAAAATACATAGTGACATGCTCCGCAGTAATTGTAGAGTTACCAATCAACCTGACTGGGGCGATATATACATTCACATTAAAAGTAATTATAAAATAGATTACAGTTCAATAGCTAAGTATATAGTCTCACATAGAAAGGTATCTCATTTTCACGAAGAGATATGTGAGATGGTATTTAAACATCTACAAATAGCATATAGACCAGAAGAGTTAATGGTTACTTGCTTATATACTAGAAGAGGGGGAATTGATATTAACCCAACAAGAACAACACATACAAAATTAATACCACATATGTTTAGTGGTACATCATATTTAAATGGCAAAACATTAAGACAATAATAAAATAATATAAATAAATTATGGATAACAAAAAACAAAAAACAGCTGTTGTTTCACTTAGTGGTGGGATGGATAGTACAGGATTACTAATGCATTTGTTAGCTGACGGTTATAAAGTGTATGGTATTAGTTTTTACTATGGACAAAAACATAGTGTAGAGTTAGATAAGTTACAAGAGAATTTAGCTTATTTAAATTCAAAAGGATATACAATCGAACATAATTTAGTAGATCTTTCATCAGTGATGGGAATATTCAATTCAGCGTTAACGGATCCTAGCTATGAAGTACCAGAAGGACATTACGCTGAAGATAATATGAAAGCTACGGTAGTTCCTAATAGGAATGCAATTTTTAGTTCAATCGTATACGGTTATGCACTATCACTTGCAACTAAATTTGACACACAAGTAGATATTTGCTTAGGGGTACACTCGGGAGATCATGCAATATATCCAGACTGCAGGCCTGAGTTTTACGTGGCTATTCAAGCAGCATTTGATCTAGGAAACTGGGATTCAGAAAAGGTAGATTACTATTTACCGTATCTTAGTGGAGATAAATTTACTATCTTACAGGATGCAACTGCGGCAATCGATAAGTTAGGATTAAATTTTGATACTGTATTTGCAAATACTAATACATCGTATAAACCTTATCCGTCAGGAAATTCAGATTACAAGTCAGCTTCTTCAGTTGAAAGAATTGAAGCATTCCTTAAATTAGGAAAAAAGGACCCAGTTCAATACGAAGATGAAACTGGACCAGTTGATTTCGATGTAGCTGCAGAGCACGTAAAAACAGTATTAGCAGAACACGTTTAAAAGAGAATTATGGCAAAATTTCAATCAACAAAAATATTCGATAATTATTCAGTAGCAATCAGACAATGGAAAGCTCAGCATTCACATTGCTCTTTGCTTCACGGCTATGCGTTAAAATTTAAAGTATGGTTTGAGTCCAATACACCATTTGACGATAATGATGGACTAGATGATATGAACTGGATTGTCGATTTTGGAGGTTTTAAAGATCAACCTGTAGGAAATGGTCTTAAATCATGGATGGATAATATGTGGGATCATACCTTACTTATTGAAAGAGACGATCCTTATTTAGATATTTTTGAATCAATGGGTCCAATGGGATTAGCTAAAGTTCATGTTATGGAAAAAATGGGGGCAGAGTCATGTGCTAAATTAGTATATGATAAATTTAATGAAGTACTATCAAAAACAGATGCAGGTAGATGCAAGGTAGTACGGGTAGAATGTTTTGAAAACGATAAAAATTCATCAATTTACGAAGAGTAAAAAAATAAAAAATTATGGCAAAGAAAAATTTAAAATTTGAGTCTTCCGCTAGACAGGGAATTAAGTCAGGGGTAGATAAATTAACACGTGCTGTTAAATCAACACTAGGACCACGTGGTAGAAATGTAGTTATTGAGCAAGCTTACGGTAGCCCAACTACAACTAAGGATGGTGTTACAGTAGCTAAAGAAATAGAGTTGGAGGATTCAATTGAAAATCTAGGAGCGCAAATGGTAAAAGAGGTTGCAATCCAAACAAATGATCAAGCTGGAGACGGTACAACAACAGCAATCGTGTTAGCGCATTCGATTGTTAAGCACGGATTTAAAGCAGTATCAAAAGGAACTAATCCAATTGAACTTAAAAGGGGTATTGATAAAGCTGTTAACTATGTTTCAGGTAAATTAACTGAAATAAGTAAAGAGGTTATATCATCAGAAGAAGTAGCTCAGGTGGGCACGATTTCAGCTAATAATGATCCAGAGATTGGTGGTTTACTATCTACAGCAATGGAAAAGGTAGGTAAAGAGGGAGTAATTACTGTCGAAGAAGGTAATACATCAGAAACAACTTTAGAGGTTGTTGAAGGAATGCAATTTGACAGAGGATACATTTCTCCGTATTTCATTACTAATAAAACGTCAATGAAAACAGAATTAGAAGATCCTTATATATTGTTATATGATAAAAGAATTACAGCACTGAACGATGTAATGAAAATTCTAGAATCAGCTGTTCAACAAAGTAGATCAATGTTAATTGTGGCTGAGGATATTGAAGGGGAAGCACTTGCAACGTTAGTTGTAAACAACCTAAGAGGTACTTTTCAGGTTTGTGCAATAAAAGCACCTGGGTTCGGGGATAAGAGAAAAGCAATGTTAGAGGATATCGCTACACTCACAGGAGCAACAGTTATCTCATCAGATAGGGGTATGAAGTTATCAGAAGCAACTATAGATGATTTAGGTACATGCAAAAGAGTTGTAGTAGATAATAAAACAACTACAGTGGTGGATGGAGCTGGTAAAGAAACTGATATAGCTACTCGAGTGGAATCCATTAAATCAGAAATTGAAAGTTCAACATCAGATTATGATAAAGAAAAACTCCAAGAAAGACTAGCTAAACTTTCAGGTGGTGTTGCAGTAATTAAAATTGGTGCAGAATCAGAATTGGAGATGAAGGAGAAAAAAGACAGACTAGATGATGCATTAAATGCAACTAAAGCTGCTGTCGAAGAAGGAGTTGTCCCAGGTGGTGGAACAGCGTTGCTTAAAATCGGTAACTCCCTATCACGTATGCTACAGGTAATTAATCAAGATGATATTGTACTTGATAACGATGAACAGAAATTAGGAGCTGATATCGTTGTCAGTGCATGTTACGCACCATTCAAAGCTATTATGAAAAATGCAGGACTTGATCCACAGGAAATATCAGCTGAATTACCGACTGCTGTATTAAGCAGTAAAGGTACTAATATTGGATTTGATGCAAGAAATGAAAAAATCACAGATATGTTCGAAGCAGGTATTATTGATCCGACTAAAGTAACAAGAACGGCTTTACAAAAAGCAGCTTCTGTTGCAGGGTTAATATTAACTACAGAATGTGTTATTACAAATATCTCAGAAGAAGGTAAGCCCACAGCAGGTATGCCTCCACAAGGTATGCCACCAATGATGTAAAATTAAACCCGCTACCGCGATTATTTTTTTACAAATAAATTTTTAATTATGGAAACAGTAATATTAGTATCAGTTTTGTCAACATTAGGTGTAGTTGCAATAGCAATAGCTTTTGCGGTTACGTTTAAAAGGTTGAATAGTAAGGTTGATGTTAACGAACAAAATAATTATGATATTGAGTTTCAAGACATACACCGAGAGTTGGAAAATACAACCAACGATTTAAATAGAAGAATTGATGACCTAGATAATAATCATGGAAATGAATTCAGTCAGATTTACAGTACAATCGATTCGCGATGTGATAAATTGTACGATTTAGTAACAAATACAAAATAAAATAATTTAAAATCGTGGTAGCGGTTTTTAAGTAATAACATCAAAAGTGGGTAAAAACAAATGTACTTAGAGAAACTGATTAAAAAGTTAGAAGAGGCAAGAAAGGTATGCAGAACTAACATAGAAAAGAAAAATGTAGAAATTAATATTAAAATTTGTGAAATGCAAATTAAAATTAGAGAGGGATACCGAAATAAAAGTAAAAAGATTAAAGTCAAGAGGTAATGAGTAATATAGAGAGATTAGAAGATTATAACAAACCAGTAGTGTTGGAACTTTATCCTTGCTTACAAAGTGAAGGATCTCGTGCTGGTTTCCCAACAGTAGCAGTAAGAACAACAGGATGTACTCATAGATGTTATTTTGGAGAAGGAGGTTGGTGTGATACCTGGTACACAAGTATTCATCCAAACAAAGCACAGTACACATTTAATGATATTATTAAAATATATGATGAAAATCCTCATATTAAAGAAATGATGCTTACTGGTGGTTCACCAACAATGCATCCAAAATTAGTAAATGAATTAACACATTTTGCTCATGAAAGAGGTATTTTTATCACTATAGAAACTGAGGGATCACATTTTTTAAAAACAGATTACCCAATCAATCTTATTAGTTTTAGTCCTAAATTTTCTAACAGTGTTCCTGTACTTGGGGTTACCACTCCTGGCGGTGATGTGGTTGACGAGCGATTTATACAAACTCATAATAGATATAGACTTAATCTTGAAGCAATGACTGAGATGATTGATTATCATGATGACTATCACTATAAACCAGTTTGGGTTCCCGGAGATGAAAGCGCTTTAAAAGATATAGAGGAATTTAGACAAGTAATGAAAATTCCAAAAAATAAAACTTGGTTAATGCCCGGAGGTAGCACCAGAGAAGAATTAATACCCCACTACGCAGGTGTTATAGATAAAGCCTTAGAGATGGGATATAATTTCTGTCCGAGGGCGCACATAATTGCGTTCGATTCGGACCGTTGCGTTTGATGATAAACGAGGGGTTTAACTTTAATTAACAAAAATAAAAAATTAACAAAAAGAAAAATTATGGCAAAGAGAGGAAGACCACCTAAAGCGATTGTAAAGCACAATCCATCGTACTCACGATTACGAATTAAAAAAGTGTTACAAGATTATTTTATGTCAGATCCAAATAACCCGATTCTAATGGAAAATACAAAAGTAGCTATTAATCACGTTTTAACTCAATTAGATGCAGCAATTTGAAATATTAGTACCTGAGTACAAGATTGAAAGAAACATTAGACGTATAGCCCAGGAAATTACAGTAGACCACAAAGAAAGTGGGAATCAATTTCCACCTGTAATGGTATGTGTTTTAAATGGGGCCTTTATGTTTTTTACTGATCTAGTAAAGTGTATGGGTATTGATGTTGAAATCGATTTTATCAGAGCTAAGTCTTATGAAGGTAGAGATAACTCAAACGGTGTACAAATTACAAAAGGAATTGAACGCGATTTACGCGGAAAAAGAGTGTACATCGTCGACGATTTAATAGATACTGGTGAAACCATGAAAGAAATTTTAGTTTGGCACTTACCTGATCATCAACCTGAAGATGTAAAAACTGTAACATTAGCACATCGACGGAACTCTACACATCCTGTAGATTTTTACGCGTGTGAAGTAGGAGATGAATGGCTAATCGGATTTGGTTTAGATGATAACGGATTAAAAAGAAATTACAGAAATATCTATGCGAAAGTTTAGGTAATACGAATTATTTTTCATATATTTAACATATTAAAAGATACAAGATGAAAACAAAAAATACAATAACAGGTATTGAAAGTGTAGCACCAGGTATGGCGAATGGTATCTCTACACAACTAGCAGAAAAACAAGCCATATACGGTCCTGACATTTCATTAACTGATGCAGAAAAAAGTGAAATTATAGCTGCAGCAGCTAAACATTTTGGTAATTTTTTAACTGCTCTTGGGGTAGATTGGAGACATGATCCTAATTCCTCTGATACACCTAGACGGGTAGCTAAAGCATATGTAAATGACCTATGGACAGGTAGGTACAACGCTCCAACATCAATCACAGGGTTTCCTGCAGATGGATATAGTGGAATTGTTCAGGAGAGCAACATCCCAATGACTTCAATGTGTAGTCATCATCATCAAAATATACAAGGACGTGTAAGTATCGCGTATGTACCATCTGAAAACGGATTCGTAGTAGGATTGAGTAAACTGAATAGACTTGTGGAATATTTTTCAAGAAGAGGAGCAATACAAGAACAGTTAACAGTAGCTATACACAGAGCTGTTGATGGAATATGTACTGATAATTTAGGAGTAGCTGTTATGATAGATGCAGGTCACAGTTGTGTAAGTTGTAGAGGTGTTAAACATCAGGGAGCTTCAATGCAAACTGCAAAATTAACAGGCTGCTTTCTTGATGAAGATGCTGCAAGAGCTGAATTTTATAAAAATATAGAACTCTCTGGTAAGTAGTTCTTATACGTTAACAAAAAAATAAAAATCATGATTTTAAATGCAAAAGAAATAATAGAAGAAGGTTTAATTATATTAGAAAATGCAAAGGGTAAACCAGCTCAAGTTGGATACGATCTAAGCCTTAAGGAAGTATATTCATTACAGGGTAACGGAAAGGTAATGAAATCTGGTACACTAGTAAATGAACTTAAAGCAGTTGACGCAACAACTGACAAGGAAGGTAATACAGTATATGTGTTAACACCAGGTACTTATGACGTAACCTGTAACGAAGGATGTAATATATCCCCTGACAGAACAGCAATGGTTCGTCAAAGATCATCACTGCTAAGAAATGGGGCCATAATTGCTAGTTCAATATTTGATCCAGGATTTGTTACAGATAATATCGGTACCGTTATGATTGTCACTAAAACAATCACTATAGAACAGGACGCAAGGATAGCGCAAATGTACTTCCACACAAATAATGAAGGGGAGATATATGACGGTCAGTTTCAAAACGACAAGCAAAGAAAATAATAAATGTACCAAAACATTTATGTAAATAGAAGAAAGAAAGAAGTCATCATATGGGATGATATTAAGGGTAAATTAACGTTACCTATATATGGCCGTAGTGCAACAGATTATGGATTTGCGTACGGGTACAAGAAAAGTTCTAGTGGTAAGTATCATGATATTTACGGTAATAAGTTTAATAAATTTAAACTAGCTGGTCGGTTATCTGAAGAAGATAGGTACTCTACTAATTTTGCTGAAACAGACGTACCCCACGACACTAGGGCCTTAATAGATCTTTATTACGGGAGTGATGAGATGTCAACTGGTCACCGTACTTTATTTTTTGATATAGAAACGGAAATATTACAAGGATTCCCTGACAGTAATAACCCAGTTAATAAAATAACTGCAATATCTTATTACATAGATTGTATAGATCAGTATGTAGCTTTAATATTAGATGAAGATGGGAAAGTACCTAAAAGTAATAAAGATAATGTAACAATTAAAAGTTACACTACAGAGTTTGAATTACTTTCTGATTTCCTAAAACAGTATCTAGAGATAAAGCCGACTATTTTAACAGGTTGGAATATTGACTTCTTTGATATTCCTTACTTGTACAATAGAATAAATAGAGTATTTGAATCTCGAGGTATTGAAAATGCAGGAGCATTGCTAAGCTGGGATCCAGACATTAGAGATGTACATGAAAATGAAAATTTTGCACCTGGTACTTACACTATAGGAGGTGTTTCTGTTTTAGACTATTTACCGCTTTACAAAAACTTTACAATGGGAGAGAGATCTTCATATAGATTAGATGCTATAGGTAAGGTAGAGGTTGATATGGGTAAGATAGAATACGATGGTACACTAGATGATTTATATGAGCAAGATATTAATAAGTTTATTGAATATAACTTAAATGATGTAATAATCGTTAAAAAAATTGACGATAAACTTAAGTACATTGATTTGGCTCGAGCTATATGTCATAAAGGTCACGTACCTTATAATAGTATATACGTAACAAGTCGTTACTTAGAGGGAGCCATATTAACGTACACTAAAAGATTAGGTATTGTAACTAAAAACAAACCACGTCGTATTAAAAAGGAAAATAAATTTACAGGTGCATATGTAAAATCTCCAGTACCGGGTAGGTATGAATGGGTATATGATCTCGACCTAACATCACTATATCCTTCTATTATTATGACGTTAAATATATCACCAGAAAAAAAGATTGGAAAGATAGTTAATTGGGAATGGGACGAATTTCATGAAGGTAAAGACAAACATTATACGTTAGATATAGATAATAAAGAAATAGGATATACTACAGGAGACCTTAAGGAACACATTAAGAACAACAAGTATTCTGTGTCTGCTAATGGAGTCTTATACGATACACAAAAAATAGGACTAATGCCATCTATCTTGAATACGTGGTTCGATGAACGTGTTGAGTTTAAAAATCTTATGAAGAGATATGCTAAAGAAGGTAATGAAGAAAAAAGATTATATTACCATCAACGACAGTATACTACTAAGATATTACTTAACAGTTTATATGGTGTACTCGGATTAGCATCTTTTAGGTTCTTTGATATTGATAATGCCGAAGCAGTTACAACAACAGGAAGACGACTAATTCAAAATACTGCAAAAATGATAAATCATTATTATGCTTCAGAATTAGGTGTAGATAAAGAATATTGTATATACATTGATACTGATTCATGCTTCACGTTAGCTGAGCCGATGATCAAAAAAAGATTTCCAAATATCGATTTTACAGATCAAGAATTAATATCTCAAAAGACATTAGAATTGGCAGCTGAAGTACAGGGTCATATAAATACTTCTTACAATTTATATGCTAAAAGATTTCATTTTGTAGACTCACATCGATTTGAAATTAAACAAGAATATGTTGCAAGAGCAGGATTTTGGGTAGCTAAAAAGAGATACGCTCAGTGGATCATAAATAATGAAGGTGCACCGGTTGACAGACTAGACGTAAAAGGGTTAGATGTAGTAAGATCTAATTTCCCTAGGGCATTTAGAGACTTTATGAGCGGTATATTAGAAGATATTCTTAAAGGTGAAACGAAAGAGTATATTGATACAAAAATCCTAGATTTTAAAGAAGAGATAAGACATTTACCGTTAACGTTAATAGGAAAACCTACTGGTGTTAAAAAAATCAAAAAGTTTCTAGATACAAATACAGATAGTAATATAGATATAGCTATTAAAGGTACACCTGTTCATGTTAAATCAGCAATGGCATATAATAATTTTTTAAGATTAAAAAATCTTACTCGTGATTATTCTCCTATACGTGAAGGTGATAAGATTATGTGGTTATATCTTAAAGATAATAAATATAAGTACGAAACAATAGCATTTAAAGGGGATGAAGACCCTGATCAAATCATGGATTTTTTAACAAAGTACATTGATTACGAAAAAACATTTAATTCTAATTTAGAAAATAAATTACAAGACTTCTACCAAGCTTTACAGTGGGGTAAGATACCTGAAAATGCATTAATTAACGAATTTTTTAATTTCTCATAATATGAATAAAGATATATTTGTCAAGTTTATTAATAAGTACTACCTAGGTGGTGAAATTGATAAAGCTAAAATAGTGGCTGAAGGTAATATGATAACTACTAAAGCAACCAATGACAGTCATAACTTGCTATGTAGTGTTATATTAAATGACTTTACGTTAGATACAGGGATGTACGGAATATATAATACATCCTTACTACTTAAACTAATTAATGTACTAGAAGATACAGTAGATATTAACATAACAAAAAAGGAAAATATACCAACAGGGCTTAACATAAATGATAATATATCTAATGTGGAGTATGTGCTGGCTGATACCAATGTTATACCTACATCTCCAACATTAAAACAGTTACCACCGCCAAATGTTTACTTAAAACTTAACAGTGATATAGTAACAAAGTACAATAAATGTTTTAATGCTTTGTCTGATATCGATAATGTAACACTGTTAACAAAAGACAATAACATACATATAGTGTTTGGGTACGCAACTACTAATTCAAATAGGATTAGTTTCAAAGTCAATGGAGATATAACTTCTGACTTAAAACCTATATCATTTAACGCGAAAATATTCAAGGAAATTATTACTACTAATAAAGATATAATAGGAGATATGGAAATATCTGATAAAGGGTTAGCTAGTATAAAATATAAGGATACCTTATTTACAGCAGATTATTTTTTAATTGCTTCAAATTTAAATAAATAATGTTTAACAGAACTGAAAATACTTTATTTGTAGAGAAATATCGACCAGGAAAATTAGAAAACTATATTTGTAGTTCCTTAATGAAGGAAACGATTCAATCCTATATAGATAAACAAGATATACCACATTTATTATTATATGGGGATGCAGGTACAGGTAAAACAACATTAGCTAAATTATTAGTCAATAACATTGAATGTGATCATATCTATATTAATGCTAGCGATGAAAATAATGTTGATACGGTACGAGACAAAATTAAATTATTTGCATCTTCTGTCGGGTTTATGCCGTTAAAGGTTGTAATATTAGATGAATCTGAGTACTTAACACCAAACGCTCAAGCTGCATTAAGAAACTTAATGGAGACTTTTTCACAAACTACAAGATTTATACTGACTTGTAATTATGTAGAAAAAGTAATAGATCCAATACAAAGTAGATGTCAGTCATTTAATATCACACCTCCTTCAAAACCAGAAGTTGCAAAACACGTAAAAAATATACTAGATATTGAAGGTGTTAAATATACCCCAACTGATCTAGTAGCTATAATCAATTCAAATTACCCTGATATAAGACGTACAATAAATACCACTCAACGATTAGTTGTTGGTAATACATTAAAATTAGATAAGATAAGTATTATTGAAACTAATTATACAACTAAGATCATAGAAATGATAAGTGGTACAGGGAATACTAAAGAGAAATTTAAAGGTATAAGAAAATTTTTAGCAGACAATCAAGTTCGTGATTATCAAAATTTATTTCGAGAATTATACGATAATTCAGAACTGTTGTTTCAAGACCAAGCTACTGCATTATTAGATATAGCAGAATATCAATACAAAGCTGCATTTGTTGTAGATCAAGAAATAAACATTTGCGCACTATTAATTAAATTATTAAACAATACAAAAAATTAAGTTATTATGAAAGCACAACCACTAGGTGATAGAGTCTTAATTAAGGAAGATACTACTGAGCAGAGAAGTAGTGTAGGGATTATTATTCCCGACACTGTCGACGGAGCCCACAAAAAAGGGACCATTGCTGCAATAGGAACAGGGTTATTTACTCAGACTGGAGATAAGATTCCTATGACCATTAAGCAGGGAGATACTGTTTTATTTGATAAATCATTCTCCAGTAAAACAGTTAAAGTAGAAGGAGAGGAATATGTAATTCTTCGTGAGAGTGATATATTAATGATTATATAAAAAGTAAATTATGGCTAAAATAAGAAATATTTCTGGAAAACCACAACCTGGTGCTTCAGCAAAAGTTAATGTTGATCTAACTAAAGCTTCTGATCTACAGTGCTCTAATTGTGAGTGTAAGGTATTTGAAGCAGCATTTATGTTTAAGAAATTATCAGCTCTAGTATCCCCGACAGGACAGGAAACTCTAGTTCCTGTACAGACATTTAAGTGCTCTGAGTGCGGGAATATTGAAGATATGTTTTTACCAGAAACACAGTAATAAGTGTGAAAAAACAGGCTACTTTATTTGATCATCTGAATAATATTTCGTATATTAAGAAAGAATGGTCGTCTCTATCAGAGATGGATAAAAAGACATTCTCTACATATATGATTAATAGGTTCCTTTCAATGTCAACTACATATATTGATTTGGTGAATGAAATACAGCATTACACTAACGGTCAATTAGGAGATAAAGAAGTATATAATTTATATAAAGAGATATTACCGAAAAGGAAAGCTTTTTTTGGTTACATTAAGGGCTCCAAAAAGGAAAAATATAATCCAGACTTACTAAGTTACTTAAAGGAGTATTACGAAGTCAGCAATCGAGAGTTATATGATTATTTAGATATATTATCAATTGATGACATAACAGATATTTTAAGTAAATTTGGGTTAAATCAAAAAGATATAAATAAATTAGTAAAGCATGAAAAATAGTAAAACATTTTTTGACTTCAATGTCAATACGGAAAAACCAGCTGGGGTTAGAACTATTAGTTGGTCACAATTTGCTATGTACAGTCAATGTCCACATCACTGGAAGTTAAATTACGCTGAGGGGTTAAGAGAGTTTAGACAAAGTATTCATACTATTTTCGGGACTGCGTTCCACGAAACAATGCAACATTATTTAGATATAATGTACAATGACAGTATTAAGAAAGCTGATGATATGGATTGTAATAAAATGTTATCAGATCAAATGTTTACCTTGTATAAAGAAGCAGTAGGTGAAATGGGATCACATTTTTCTACAAAAGAAGAGTTAGGAGAATTCTATCAAGATGGAATTGCAATATTAGATTGGTTCAAAAAAAAGCGAGCAGGGTATTTTTCAACAAAAGGATATCAATTAGTAGGTATTGAAATGCCTATAATGCACCCAGCATCTAGTGTTAATCCAAGCGTGTACATGAATGGGTTTATTGATTTAGTAATTAGAGATACAGATCAAGATAAGATTATAATTTACGATATTAAAACATCAACTAAAGGTTGGAACAAATATCAAAAATCTGACAAGTACAAAGCTAATCAACTAGTACTGTACAAATCATACTTTGCTAAACAATACGGGTATCCAGAAGATAAAATTGAAATAAAGTACTTTATCGTTAAACGTAAGTTAATCGAAGGATTTGCATATCCTCAAAAACGAATACAAGAATTCGTTCCTGCATCCGGAAAACCAACTATAAATAAATTACATCGAGAGATTGATTCATTTATAACCCAATGTTTTGCACATGACGGAAGCTTTAAAACGGATACAAACTACTTACCTATTGCTGGTAAAAAAGGTAAAAATTGTAGATGGTGTGAATGGAAGGATAACGAAGATAAATGTCCTGCAGGAAATAGAATTAAGGAATGAGAATCGCAATAACAGGGTCTCGACTTTACGAAGACAAAAGAAAAGTAAAGGAACTCATATTTCAATTAAAACAAAAATTTGGTACCGATCTTGAAATAGCTTCCGGAGGGACAAAGGATGGGATTGATAGATATGCAAAAAAATATAGCTTAGATCTTGGACTGCAGTACCTTGAATATAACCCACAGTACACACAACATAATTTATACAGTAGGTTTAGTGAACAAGCCTATAATAAACCATACCATGTATCTCAAATACATAAACGAAACGATTTTATGGTAAAGGAAAGTGATATGTTGATTTGTTTTATATATGAAAACGAGTCATTAAACGGAATTCAAGGTACAATTAAAGCAGCTAAGAGGTACGGTAAAAAATATGTTATTATAACTTAAAAAAAATATAGAATTCTATAGTTTTCTATATATTTCTACATATTTATTATATATGCATAGAAGTGAAAAAACAACAGTACAGGTTGACAAGAAAATTAAAGATCTTTTCAAGTTATACTGCGCAAAAAAAGGTTACAAAATATCAGGGAAAGTAGAACAGTTAATGTTAATGTGCGTCTCTGGAAGTATATAATAGTTATTAATTATTTAAATATAAAACAAAATGACACAACTTAAGTTACCTAAACTTAAAAAAATTCAAAAAATAGATTACAAATTTCCAATCGGTTCAACAAGAAATGGGTTTCCAGTACTACCAAAAAATGAAAGAAAAACAATTCTTTTATTAGGAGATGATATGAGAATGCATTCGGGCATAGCAACTATGTCTAAAGAATTCGTTACAAATTCATGTCATTATTTTAACTGGATAAATTTAGGAGGAGCAATTAAACATCCAGAAGCAGGTAAGGTAATTGATCTGTCGAGAGATACAGAAGAAGAAACTGGTGTTGAAGATGTTTACACTAAATTGTACCCTACAAATGGTTACGGGAACCAGGATCAACTAAGACAGTTAATTGCAATTGAAAAGCCAGACGGAATAGTACACTTTACAGATCCAAGATTTTGGTTATGGTTATATCAAATGGCTCCTGAATTTAATGCAGGTGAAAACGCAATACCTCTAATGTACTATAATATATGGGACGACGCTCCACCACCAATGTGGAATAAACCATTTTATGAATCATGTGACAGTCTTTTTTGTATATCCAAACAAACAATGGGGTTAGTCAAGACAGTATTAGGTGAAGATAACTATAGATTGATCGACGAAAATAATAACAAAAGATTAGTTAGTTATATTCCACACGGTGTTAATCACAGATATAAACCCTTAACAGAGAAAGAGGATATAGAAAAATTAACAACACGTAAAAAAGATATGTTTCAGGATAAAGAATATGATTTTATTGTATTTTGGAACAATAGAAATATAAGAAGAAAACAACCCGGGGATGTTATATTAGGATTTAAGCATTTCTGTGATAAAATAACAGCTGAACAGAGATCAAGATGCTTACTTCTGATGCACACACAACCGGTAGATGAAAACGGTACTGATTTACCAGCTGTTTGTCAGATGGTGGCTCCCGACTGTAATGTTATGTTTTCAAATAAACAAACATCCACAGAGGATATGAACTTATATTATAATATGGCTGATATTACAGTTAATATTGCATCAAATGAAGGTTTTGGATTAGGTACGTGTGAATCCTTGAGAGCTGGAACACCGATAGTAGTTAACGTTACTGGAGGATTACAAGATCAATGCGGTTTTAAAAATGAAAAAGAAACCTACCTGTGCGCAAACGTATACGGAAAAGACAGATGGTATTCCAATCATGATGGTAAATATAAAAACCATGGGGAATGGGTTAAGCCAGTATTCCCTTCAAATCGTAGCTTACAAGGTTCGGTACCTACTCCATATATCTTCGATGATCGCGCAAAATTTGAAGATCTAGGAGATGCAATATATGACTGGTACAAGACACCTAAAAAGGATAGAATTGCAGCAGGAATGACCGGTCATGAATATGTAATGAGCACAGAAGCTGATATGTCAGGAGAAGCGATGGGACGTAATTTTATGTCTCATATCGATAATACGTTTGAAAATTTTACACCAAGAAAAAGATTTACAATCTATAAATAATATAATATGGAAAAAACACTTTGCTTAGTACAAGGACCTGCATCGTCAAGATCAGGATATGGGGATAGATTAAGAGATTTAATAAGAAGTTTAGTTTCCTTAAAAGGAAATGAATGGGATATAAGAGTATTTGATTTACCGTGGGGAAGCTGTCCAAAGAATGCTTTAAATGAAAAAGATCCAAATGATGCTTGTATTATTGAAAGATTAATGCAAACACCTGAACTACCAAAACAACCAGAAGTATTTATACAGGTATCTGTCCCGAATGAATTTCAGTCAATTGGTAAGTACAATATTGGAGTCACTGCAGGTATAGAAACGGACATTTGCGATCCTACTTGGATTGAAGGTTGCAACAGGATGAATTTAATATTAACGTCATCTAATCACTCTAAAACAGTATTTGAAAAAACTGTTTACGATAAGATGGATGAAAACACAAAACAAAAAATAGGTGAATTAAAAGTAACAACACCAGTGAATGTATTATTTGAAGGTGTAGATATTAATTTATTTAAAAAAATAAAACAATTCCCTAGAACATTAGTTGACGAAATGTCTGCTATAAAGGAAGATTTTTGCTTTTTATTTGTTGGTCACTGGCTTCAAGGAGATTACGGGCACGACAGAAAAGATGTAGGGGTACTAGTAAAAACATTTTGTGAAGCATTTAAAAATCAACGTAAAAGACCCGCGTTAATATTAAAGACATCGGGAGCAGGTTTCGATATAATGGATAGAAATTTAATCTTAAACAAGATACATCACTTAACACAAAATAACCCTGCATATCCTAACGTATATTTACTGCACGGTGATTTGTTACCGGAAGAAGTAAACGCTCTGTACAATCATCCAAAAGTAAAAGCACACGTTAGCTTTACTAAAGGTGAAGGGTTTGGGAGACCGTTAGCAGAAGCTTCAATATCCGGTAAGCCTGTAATTGCAACTAATTGGGGAGGCCACATTGATTTTCTACACCCTGACTATACCATACTTTTACCAGGACGACTTATGCCTATACATAAATCAGCTCAAATGAAAGGAATGCTTAATGAAGGATCTAAATGGTTTTACGTTAATCCTGATTATGCTGGTAAGGTGTTAAAAGATGTATTTAAGAATTATAAAAGACACGTAGAAGCTTGTATGAAGCTTCCGCAACATATTAGAGCTAACTTTTCACTAGAAAAGATGACTGAATTATTAGGCACGTACTTAGCAGAAAATGTAACAGAAGCTCCAAAACAAATATCGTTACAGTTACCTAAATTAAAAAAAGTTGAGACTAGTTCAACAACAGAGCCTCCAAAAATAAAATTACCTAAATTAAAAAAAGTTTAGATGCAAGAAGAAACAAAAATAAATTGTCCTAACTGTAATTCACCTAATTGTTTTGAACAAGAATTACAAGGTCTAATGAATTATTTATGTATAGGTTGTGGATTTACTAGTAACGGTAATTTCGACCCAGAGAGTGAATTTACACAAGATGTAGAATTAGGTAATCCACAAATTGTTAACGCTCTTAAGTTTTACGATAAGGACAGAAACTTAAATTGGTACCCGTCAGTCATTAACACCACAAATGGAATGATATTTCCTGAAGGAGATTTTAAAGACTGGGAATGGAAGTTTGCCCCAATAGTTAAAATGGATGAAGAGGAAAAAAAGCAATATCCAATACTCGGTCAACCCGGAGAATTTTACGAAACTAGATTAGGTGTTGAATTAGCGCAAACATTTGATAAAACTAATTTTCAAGGAGCACTATCCGCTATGGGTGCAGTTAAGGAAAACTAAATGGCTAATTTTCAACCGTCATACATGAATAAGTACTATAAACCTACTGACTTTACGTTTATAACTAAAGGTCAAATTGAAAGGGGAATGGTACTGGAAATGGATTACGTAAAACAACATCCAAAAAAAGGAGAGAAAGCCGGGGGCTTATATTTTATATTAGTGTTAGATGTAAACTATATGGGTGGTAGTAAGGGATGGGCCGTGCACGCATTAAATTTAAAAGAGATCAAGCCATCTATATTCGATCAGATAGTACAGAAATCAAAGGCAGGTACAATAACAGAAAATTTTAGAGGAAGAGAGTTCGCACGATTGGGATTTACAAAAACACCTAGACAACAATATATGTCCGAACTTAAAACATTTATCAGGACGACCGCGAGAAATTCATACAGAACCTTTGATTACTATAATGGAATTAAAACTCTTAAATTATATAATTTTAATTTTTACCCAAATGTTAAGCAATAAGAAAATAAGAATAAGTTACGCTATATTAGCATGTGTTGAATCAGTAGAGTTAGAGCAATTACTCCCTTTTCTAAAAAAATATAAAAGAGATGAAGATGAAATAGTTGTTTTATTAGACAACGAAACATATACCGCCTCCGTAGAGGAAGTTGCCAATAAGTATGCTGATAAGGTAGAATTTAGATCATTAGATAAAGATTTTGCATCTCAAAAGAATGAATTAATTAAGAGATGTAGTGGGGATTATATTTTTAACATAGATGCTGATGAATTGCCTCATACTAACCTAATGGAAAACCTACATACCCTCTTAGAAAAAAATTCTGAGGTTGATGTATTTTATGTCCCAAGAGTCAACACAGTAGCAGGTATTACAAATGAACATATACATGAATGGCGTTGGCACGTAAATGATAAGGGTTGGGTAAATTTTCCTGATCCACAAATGAGAATAATGAAAAACATTCCTTCAATAAGATGGGAAAATCCCGTGCATGAAATTTTGAGAGGTCATGGTACTTTCGTACATTTGCCTCACGAAGAGCAATGGTCAATATATCACCATAAGGATATAGACCGACAAGAAAAACAAAACGAATTTTACAGTAGGATATGAAAGCTGTGCAGGAAGAAATACAAGAATACAACGAATGGCGCAGTAAATGCAAAACACGAGGATTTTTCTGGGATACAGAGCGCTTTGTTTTGATAAACCATCTAATCAAGCACTTTAATTATATAAATTATTTAGAGATAGGTGTCAATGATGCATCATGTATACGGAATGTTATAGCTCACCATAAAGATGGTGTTGACCCGGGTACAGAAGTGATTAACCCCCCTGAGGTAAATTATCCTGTCACATCTGATGAGTTTTTTGAATTAATTAACAGTCACGATATTAAGTATGATCTTATTTTTATTGATGGGCTCCACCATGACTATCAAGTTTATAAAGATATTAAGAATGCGCTAAAGCATATAACTGATACTGGTACTATTATGTGTCACGATATGAATCCTCAATGGGAAATAGTACAACGAAAACAGGTACCTACTACTGTTGGGTGTTGGAACGGTGACTGTTGGAAAGCTTGGGTAAAACTGCGTACTGAGTTAAGTGACTATACAATGCAAGTTGTTAATACTGATCACGGTATTGGTATTATACACCCAGGTAAACAAACTACTATTGATTTACCAAAAGATGCATTTGATTTAGATTTTTGGTTTTTACATAAAAATAGAGAGGAATTATTAAATCTAATTTCAGTCGAACAATTTTACGCAGCGTATCATTAAGATAAAATTATATGAATTAGACAGGCATCGCAACGAATGTGCTTTTAGACCATTTCTATGGGCCCAACATGCTTTAAACGAAATCGGTATTGAATTTACCAGTGGTGATTCATATGATTACGCATGGGTAGCTCAAGCATCTATTGTAAATAAAAAAATATCGCTGGGAGAATCAGTAAATAATGGTTTAGAGTTTCTATCAAATATTACCGGTGATTATATGATTATCGATGGTCAAGATTCTACATCTTTAATCGGTACATATGAAGTTTTCAAACAATCTAATGCTACATTAATGCTAAAGAACAGTCTTTTAAAAGATCGGTCTTTATATAAAACAGGATTAGCAACAGGTCGATATTATTGGGGAGAAGGTGATTATGTATCACCGGATTTTGATGAATATTCAGATAGAATTGTGTTAAGTGGGGTTAATTGGTTAACTACTCATTGGACAGGTATTAATGTACAATGGTATGATTATTCTCAACCTAAACACTTTGATATATCAGCAATGTTTCAATATCCAATGGGTATAGATGTGTTTGAACATGATGTATTGCAAAGTACATATTATGATGATCATAGAAAACCTATGATAAATATTTTAGATAGAATGGATTATAATATAGCTAGGATTATAAACGGTCAGCGAGTACCTATCGAAGAATATTATAATCGTATTTCAAATGCTAGGATATTATTAGCACCTTTCGGTTACGGTGAAATGGCACCGAGAGATCTTGAAGCAGCTATGTTCGGTTCAATATTAATAAAGCCAGACATGAGCTTTATAGATACTATACCTAACCCATATATAGATGGTGA